CACCTCGTCGGCGCGGGCGAGCGCATTAGTCCGTCTCCGGCCCTTGCGCGTTGCGCGGACAGGTCGCGAATTGTTGGTGCGTCCACCGGCCATCACCAAAGCGTGCCGACCATCACACACCCGACTGTGTCGGGTCATGACCATTGGTCAATCCTCCGGCTCAATCGGTTCATTGCATCCGTATCGTCCGGCCCCCTTAGTTCACGTTTGCTGCGCGCGCACCGCGAGCGGCCACATTGCCGCCGCGCCGCCGAGCAGGATGACGAAATCGCGCCGTCGTATACCTGACACGAGGGCTTCCCCCCTCGCAGTCGGTCCGCCGCATCCTCAGCCTGCCACCGACCCCGTGGCAGGTCCTTGGGGTAGACCTGAATTGTTCTGAATCGGGCCGACGATCGGCCGTAGCTGCGTTCGTGCTCGATAGAGATCGGCCCACGCTGTCTTCTACCCCGTCAATTGGAGAAAAGTTGGAGATGCCGCGGAGAGCGCGCTAGCTGGTTGAAATCATTGGCGCTCCCTAGGGGACTCGACCCCTGTTTTCGCCGTGAGAGGGCGAGCTTCAGCTACTTGATTGTGCCGCCGCACTCGCTCCAGCATGCCCTCAACCGCGCGTTTGGCCTGCGCGAGCTTCTGTGCATCGAAGTCAAACCCCGCTGCGCTTATAGGCGCGAAAGAAGCTTCGCGCGGCTCTGCATTCCATCGGCACAGCAATGCTTGGTGTTTCCAAAGCGGCTATCAGCCATGAGGATGACGATGGCGGCGAGCGTTCTCATGATGCCAGTGCCCGTTCGATCGCTTCGCGCACCTCGGGGTGCAGATCCTCGCGCGTCATTTCAGCCCGCGCGGTTGAACGGGTGGTTGGGATCAGTCGGAAGGCCGTCGACGCCTATGTCACAGCGATAGCCGCGAAGCTCGATTTGCTGCTTCGCCGAGTTGTGGCACGGCTCGCACAAGCTCTGCAGTTTGCCGGTGCAGAACGCCGTCCAGTCGCCCTTGTGCGGCTCGACATGATCGACCACCGTCGCTCGCTCAATGAGACCGCGCTCCAGACAAAACTTGCACAGTGGGTGCTCTCGCAGTTGAAGCCGGCGCAAACGCTTCCAGCGCGCGGTCTTGTAGAAATCCGCCCACGCAACCGGATTGCCGCGAACAGTCACCATGCAGCCTCCATGTCCGCGGTCAGCCGATCAGAGCCGCGGGATCGAACGGCCTGAACTGTGTCGTCGGTGCCGCAGCGAGACCCATAACCAACGCTACCGTGCCGTCGATACGGTGCGTCGCCTTGCGCTTGTCAGGTGCGCGGTTGCCGGCCGCATCGGTGCGAATCGTGGTATGCGCCACGCACATTGATAGAACCGGATTGTCGTGCACCAGCCGACCATCGAGCAGCAACCGCTCGAGGTTGGCCAACGCCGGCGACATCATTTTTGTTGTTTGGGCAAACTCCTGGAAGCGCTCGACGATCATGCTTTCGGTGAACCCGGCGCGCAACAGCGACGGCTTGAAGAAGTCCCAGTTCCAAGGGTCATAGGCCACCCGCTGAATATTGTACTGACGAAACAAGTCGCGCAGCGCATGGGCGACATAATCGTAATCAATCGTGCGACCGGGTGTGAGCTGCAGATGACCTTGCCGGTACCAAACATCGTAGGGGGCGTGGTCGGCCGCGGCCTTCTCGACGAGCCCGTCCTGCGGCAGCCAAAAGCGGCAGTGGCTATGCCACCTGTCACCCTTCTTGCCGACCAAGACAAAGGCGCTCAAATCGTTGACGGAGCTCAAATCGATCCCGCCGAACAATACCGGCAACTCATTGAGCGGTGCGACCGGGCCATGGCAGGCATCCCAAACACTCGGTGAGACGAACGGGTTTGCCTCCTGAATCCGCTGGTTCAAGGTGTAGCGGCGATACGACGCTTCGCGCGCTGGCAGCCTGCGAGCGGCGGCGGCCATGGCCAGGATCTCCTCTTGGTTCATGAACAAGTCGAAGCTCGGATTCGCCAACCTGATGGTAGCCTCGGCAAACGGATCGGCATCCTTCGGCGCGCTGTAGAGGCTGACGAGGGTGTGCGGATCGTGACCGGCGAATCCATCGTCGATCAACGCGCTCAACAAATCGCTGTCAGCGGCACTTTGCGTCGAGATGATAACAGTCAACGGATCGCGCTGGGCACCAGTCGCCAGCTCGAGCGCCTCGAACAAATCCGAGTGCGGACCGACGACCTGGCCCAATTCGTCACAGATGTGCAGGAACGGATTCAGGCCTTGCGCCGTGTGGGCTTCGGAAGAGAGGGCCTTGTACTCAATCCCTAGCTCGTCATAGCGCAGGATCTTGCTCGATTCCTTAATCGATATGATCTGGCGCAGGTCAGGATTCCACAGCACCATTTTGCGGGCCTGATCAAACGTCAACGCGGCCTGATCACGACTTTGCCCGCTGCTGTACAGCCTCGTATTCGGACGATTGCGCGCGGACGGGCCGCAGAGGTGATTGAGCAGCAGCGCCCCACAGAGCGTCGTTTTCGCGTTTTTCCGCGCGGTTGAAATGATGGCGCGGCGGGTGCCGACCGGATTGTCGTAGATGCGATGAATTTCCTGCTTCTGCCACGGCGCCAGGATCAGCGGCTGCCCGGCATGCGGACCGTCCGGGATGCGTAGGAACTTCTCAACGAAGCCGATAACCTCCCGGCCTGTCGGGCGCTTATCCGAGGACTTGGTATTCCCAACTCCTGAGGGGCGGCGCTGCGAGCCGCGCTTAGCCATCGGAGGCCTCCCATGGCCGCACGCGCGGTATCTGCGCAAGCTGTCGTGACGCGCCGCGTGGAATCATGCGGGCACGTGGGGTTGCTCTCAAGACTCCGAGCAAATGCGAAAGACTTTTACCGGCTGCGGCGTGCTGGGCCGCCAAGGCACCAATTGCATCGGTGTCCGGATGCTCTTGGGCGCGGAGAGCGCGCAGCTGCGCTTCCTGACGCTCGCAAACGGCCGCCTGCGCGACCGCCCGAACCAGGACCTGCTGGGCGGCGGCGTCGAGCCACGTCGGTGGCAGCGCGCCGACGATTGCCCTCCAGATACGCTCCTCGGTGGCATCAAGCTCGGTCGGGGGCGGCGGTCTCTCACCAGGGAGGGCAGGCGGCATCACCGCCAGCGAGATGCCGGATTTGCGGCCACGCGCCATCAGGGATGCTCCTTGCGTCATTTTCAATCCTACCTAAGACGGTTCAAATCGGCACGCGAATCCCGTTACCCGTATAACCTGTGTGAAGGCGTTTTAGCACCGCGAAAATTCGGGCCGATTAGGCTCGAAAAACTGCATCCGCAGTCGACTTTTGCCTCCCTCTCTGACCGCGGACCGTCCCCCCGGCCTGCGATCGCGCGGCGGCGAGCTTTGGGCGATTGGAATCGGTCCCGCGCTGGCTCGCGAGCGGCGGCAGATTTCGGACTAGCAAGTCCCCCGCCCGCGCTTGTGTCGCTCGGCATTCCCGTTACGTAACGGGCTTACGCCCAGGAATTGAGCCGACCCAGCTGGGAAAATTCGCCGGGTTGCTCAAGGGCGACCCGGCCTAACGAATCCTCGACGTACTCCTCCTCGATTGATGCCGCATAACGCCGACCGGCGCACTCGACGAGCATCCATCGGGTTATCCGCGAGCCACTGCTCAAGAAATAAGGTAGAGACAAGAAGAGATAGAGATACCAAACGGCTGACAGGTACGCGCGAACCAGAGGGGTACCCTACGGGTTTCCGCGTAGGTACCCTATCAGTTTCCGCGTAGGTCGGTGCGCGGGAACCAGTGATGGGTCACTAGCGGAGCTTGGCCTGGTCGCTGCTCAACGGAAATGATGCCTGCCGCTGCCAGCTGGTGCAGAGCCCGCGTCTTAGCATCATGCGAAAGCCCCATGGCTTTCAGACATTGACTGGTCAGCTTGACTGGATTGCGCCCGCGCCCTTCCAGAATGAGCCGGTCGAGTTCGATCAGCAGCACCCAAACCGCCCCGCCCCGAAGATGATAAAGCCGCCGCGCTCGATCATGCGGGATGCGGGCGAAGGTTTCGGCACTATGCTGCCGGCGCTGCCCCTGAAAAGCAGGCGCCGCCGGCGCGGCCTGAGCCCTGCGCAGCGCATCTAGATCATCAAAACACCGGCCGGATCATCCGAGCTCACCAGCCGCAGCCGGTTGCGCTTCTTAGGCATTGGACACCTTCTGTAGGCCGCCATTGCGGACGAGTTCGCGCACCTCGCACCACATCGCCTGGCCCTTGGCGTCTGGCTTGCGGACATCGCCGAGGCATTGCGGCCAACGCACCACCGCCTCAACTTTCACTCGAATTGGAATGCCTGCCACCAACCGCCCGGCCTCGGTCATGATCTCGGACATGCGCGCGATCGTGGTGTCGAGATCGTCGAGCGGTGCCAAAATCCAGAAGGCGTCGTGCACCGGAGCAGCAATGGTGATCCCGCACTCGGTGGCCACGATCGAAACCAGGCGCATCACATCGCCACCGCCGGCCTGCGCCAGGAAATTCATCAACGTACGCGTCTTGGTATTGGCAGTCACGATCAGCCGCCAGCCGAACGGGCTCGTGATCACCCCGTCGAAATGCGCCTGCGCTACGACATCGCCGCGCCAGTGATGAAAGACAGAGTAGACGTACCGATGGCGGGCCTGCATTTCGCGTGCCCAATCCAATGATTTTTTGGTTTTGGCGGCGATGCCGTAGGGCGTGATCCCATAATTCATGCCGTGGCAAACCGGC